AGTTAATGTTTCTGCTTTAGTTAATGTGGCGAGTGTTCGACTTCCACTGGGTAATGTTATAGTTCCAGTTCCAGTAACTATACTTGCCCCAAGAGTTAAATTACCTGTAATCTCTGCCGTTCCATCACATCTAAATTGCGACCACTTAGATTGGTCTGCTCCACCTGTATTAGTTTCAGTTCCTACTAATAAATTATAACCTGTATTATCGGGGTATAAATTAGTCCCTGCCCCGATGGTTTCTAAGGTCCAATGTGTCCCAGCGTTCTTAAAGTTTCCCGCTGTTATTCGATTTATAACTTTCCCAGTTGATCCATCTCCTAATATGAATAGGTCAGTATCATTTATTGTGGTTACTTCATTAGTATTCTTTTTCATTGCTACACTAACTTCCGCCTTAGTTGTTGTGCTTGTTTGTGTTATTTCAATTGCTTCTCCGTCCTCAAACATATTGTTTATATAAATATTAGTCCCACCTCCGCCTGTATTTCCGTTTAATGTTCTACTCATTAATATTATTATGGATTTTTTTTTAATACAAAACTAACCTCCCCGTCTTTATGTTCAATAACTCTACTGATATATTCACCATAACGCTTAATAAATGCGTCAGTATGTTCTTTATCCTTACTCCTATTTCTACCACCTTTCCCACTTCCCACCTGTCCTATAAATGAATATTTATTAAATCTAACAACACCACCATATTTCTTATAATATAATATACTTAATTCAAAATCCTTTTTATGCTTTTGGACACCAAATATACTATTATCCATTATAAAAAAACAACACTCACCAATTAAGAAACGCAAATCAGTAGTTATAGGTTTTGCTTTTTCCATAAACTTCTCATTAGGTATAGGGTATATCCCACCCATCTTTAAACCAGTCTTATCTAATACATCAAAAACCATCTTTGAAAACTTTGGAAAATTAGTAATTGGGACTAATTTTCCATTTGTTAATTTCACTATACGTCTTAAATCATCACTCATATATACAACTTTTGTCCCAGTTTTCCAATACTTATGAATGAATTTCACGTTAGGTATAAATCCTTTAATACTCTTAATTAAATTCACGTTCGGCGGTAATGCCTCTTGATATGATTTAAATTCACTTGGCGCAACAAAAATATATATATCTTTATCATCGACCCCCGTCTTATTTAAGAAAGCGTAGGTCGTTTTTAATAATTTATCTATTCTGTCGTGGGATGGGATCGCATATTTAATACTCATTTATATAATACAATAATATTTTAAATCTGTTCTAGATACACAAAATGGCGCCCACCCCACAAACGCCCAATATCCATATATGTCCTTTTCCATCGCTTAAGAGTGTCGCTTATCGGCGTATTTAATACTTTAAAATTCCCGTCCCATCTATCGCCATCCTCATCAAAATACGCTATAATTAATTTATCCTCATATCTATAAAGTGGGTCGTCTGGATAGGCGATGGCGTTCGCGTGTGTGGTATCTAACACCACCTCGATATTTCCATCATCATCTGTCGGCATATTTTCAAAGTATAAATCGAGGTTATTCTCTTCATAGCGTATTTCCTGTTGGAGGTGTTGGGCGCTATGCCAGTTCAACTCCTCTAAAACTGGGGCGTATTTCTCTTTATGTAATCGCAAATGCGATTTCGCCCACCAATTTCTCAATTGGGCGCTCATTCGGTCGTTTTCAATAGACGTGGTGATAGAGTGTAAAATCGCGCTCATTTTGTTTTGATAATATTGATATCATATAATTTTCAATTTTATAATTTTGGCGGGGTTTTATAATATATATCAAAATGAACTATAATTATTTTTTCTTATAATTCATTTTAATATATACCATAAATTTCGCCCAAAAAAAAAAAATTGAATACTATCTTAGTAGAATATATTAACTCAAAAATCAAAATGCCTCTCTCGATGATGAAAAAGAAATCCACCGCCAAATCTAAAAATAGAAAAAAATCCGCCGTTGTGCTTCAGCGCGTCTGGCGTGGTTTCGCCGTTAGGAGAAGTCTGGCGTTGGCGGTTGTGGAAGTCCCGCCGTTGGATTTATTTGCTGAACCAGAAATAGATCAGGTGGAGATTTCGCCGTTGGAAGAAGAAGTCGATGAGATTTTGGAATTCGCCGTTGAACCCGAGATTGTTGAACCCGAAATAGAAGCGCCGTTGGATGATGGCGTGGTTTTATTTGGTGGTGAAATCCCGTTAGCAAATCCAGAAATAGAACAAGAGAATAATCTCCAACTCGCCGTTATTGAAGCGCCTGAAATAGAACAGGAAGCGCCGTTGGAAGATTTTAATTGTCCAATCTGTATGGAATTAACGGCGAATGAAGAGCGCGACCTCGTGTGGTTGCCCTGTGGTCATTGTTTTCACGGCGCGTGTATTCAGTCCCATTTCTGTCGCGGACACGGACAGACCTACGAAAAAACCTGTCCCATCTGTCGCCAACCGCCATTTTCGAATAAACCGCCCGTTGGATTTGGAGATATTGTGGTCAAACGTGTCGTCGAAGTCGCGCCAAGACCGCGTCGTGGTCGTGGTCGTGGTCAAGGTCGCGGTCGTGGTCAAGCACCCCCCGCCCCCGAGGTGGAAAATAACGGCGAACCCCAATTAAATCCCAACGGCGAACTTCAAAACAGAAATCACGTTAGGGGAAATGATATTGATATGAGGGGTCTAAAAATAGAAAACCCAAATATAGAAATTCAACAGGAAAATCCCAAGCGCGAGGGGTCGAACGCCTACGGACGTTATGAATTAACAAAGACGGCGACAAACGTCGAGGAATATCTCGACAACGGCGGGACTTGTTCTGGATTTAGATGGGATTATCAACGTGGATATATTAATATTTTAGAATAAATAAATCAGTCTATTTATGGGTTATTTAGGGTCGAGGGTTTTCAACGGCGTTTAGGGTCGATAGGGTATATATATATAACGGGGACTAATTTAAATTAAATTATATATATATATGATATATGAATAAAAATTACGTCCCAAGACAACCCATAGAAATCATTTTAAATTCTAAGCGAGGTGTGAAAATTGGAGATATCGACGGATATAAATATTTTGAACTCGATAAAGAGGTGGTGGCGAGGAAAAATGAACGGATATTATTATACCTCAAAAAAGCGTTTATACCATTTTCTTTCTATTGTTTATCATCATCTCAAAAAAATAACAAGTTAGACGTTTTGGAAACACAGGGTGGCGGATCGACACTCGCTTATACTATAACTATCCCAGACGGGAATTATAATATTACTGAATTACTATCTACACTCGCGGATGAAATGAAATCTCAATCGAGTTCGGGTGGTTTTGATTATACTTATACATTTACTTATAGTGAAACTACAAGCAAAATTACTATGCGTATTAATACAGGAACAGACATAGGATCTACAAAATTATTATTTGCGACAGGTTCGAATAAAAATAATAGTTGCGCGAATTTATTAGGATTTTCAAAAGATAGTGATGCGACCTTTACAACGTCATCAGGTGGGATTAGTGATAACGTAGTTGATATGGCGGATGGTCTCGATAGTATTTTATTAAAGAGCAATTTGGTCGCAGACAATATACAATCTACAACAGGCGCAATTAATGGAGGTGAATTACTAATTATACCTGTGAATATATTACCTAATGGGATCATATATTTTGATGATGGGAATGATCCATTTAAGCATCAATTAGCGATGTCTAGTTTTAAAAGGATAGAAATGAAATTTACAGACAATAACGATAATATAGTAGATTTTAATAATATCCCGTTTAGTTTAATATTGATAGTTGAATTTATACAGGATCATAGCGAGTTATTTGATGCCCAACATACTACCATAGAAACTAAAGGAAATCCATTAATGGAACAGGAAAAGGAAAATCTCAATCTATATAAATTGATGGTGTCCAATAGATAAAATTTAAATATAAATATAATAATAAAGGAATGAAGATAGTGGAAAAAAAAAGTGATATAGAAGTGAAGGGGGCAAAATTCGCAACTGCGGATAGACCTGATAACCTGTCGCCATTTTTAAATTATTACAATCTCAGTTTGATTATCGGGTTGCCCGCATCAGGTAAGTCATCTCTAATAAAGACACTCCTAAATGGGTCTAAAACTGATAATTTATATAATAATGTTTTTCATTCAGTCTATTATATAACCGCATCGAATACTATGGATTTAAAGATACCAGATGAAAAATATATAGTTCTAGACGGATCTCAACCACTCGATAGTATATTACAAAATATTATTGATAATGAAAGTAATATAGGCGAGGAAGATGAACCACACCACGTAGCGGTGTTTATGGACGACGCAATTAATTTTATTAATACAAACCGCCAAGCACTTAATATTTTTAGGAAATTAGTTATGAATGGACGCCATATTTTAGGTAAGCATAGTAGTTTAATAACGTTTATAGTAAGTCAAAAAGTGAAATCAATCCCACTTACAATTAGGTCTCAGGCAAACCAGATTTTTTTCTTTGATAGCACCAAGGCGGAAAAAGGTGTAGTTCAGGATGAATTCTTACCATTAGATAAAAAGGAAGCAGATCAACTATACAACTATATTTATGATAGACCCCATAACTTTATGTTTGTTAATCTGTTTATACCTAAAGATAGACGTATATTTAAAAACTTTAATCAATTGATATTAAAGGATTATAATTGATTTTAGATTATATTGATTATATTAAAAAAATTGAAAACTCATTTATATTAAATATTATATAAACAAAATGGCGTTATTCTGTCGCCCGACCGAAATGAACAAACCGACCGCGTGGATTAAGGGTTTAGACCTTAGATATGGAAAAGAGGCGGAGTTAGCGCAATTAAGGCGCCACGTGGAACAATCCCACGATTTTAGCACTCATCTACCATATAAAACAGACCACGTCAATAAACGCATCATTAAGGGAATGAAAAAATGGTTGGAACCTCTAACTGATAAATCGCCCCAAAAATTAAATATAATCCCAGTCGGTGGGATATGTATGTGCCACTCCAACGCTCAGGAGGCGGTGGATTATTTAGGTCAATTAAGGATTATGGGAATACCATTCACCTTTAGGGTGGCGGTTGGTTATAACCTTATGGCGTGTAGTTGTGGGAGCGATTATTGGGGGGAAGTCCATTCAGTTATATACTGCGAAGAAAATGGCGAATATTATGATATAACAGAGGATATGTATGGCGAAAAAATGAAATGGTTTGTTGAATGCCCAAACCTAACTAAAAATTATAAAAAACGCGCATCGACCAAAAATGGTGGGGGCAATCGCAGTATGGATATGATTGCCTCCACCATCGATGGTTGTAAGAAATGTTCAATATATAGGAGACCCGAGGATAGATGTTATACGTATTATGGCGCCAATTTAGAGGCGGTCGCTAAAACTTTTAGTTAGTCATCATCACTAGATATTAAACAGACACCTTTAGGGATATTATTAGATGGGACTTTAAACTCTTGATTACACTTAAAACAATACTTATATTCTTTATCACACCATTTATTACAACTAACCACTTTACATTGTATTCTACCTAGGCATATATTACATCTATTTTTCTTTACGTTATAATGGTCTCTATAGCAACGCTCACAGGTTCTTTTTTTCATCTTGTATAATACAATTTAGATTATAATCTTTATATCATTTTGTTATGAACAACCACTCCTAATATGATTTACGTTTTTTCATACCTTTCATTTTCATATCATCTTTCACGGGCATAGTGGTCATTTTACCTCCGCCTTCCATCATTTTCTTTACCTCCATATAATCATCTGTTCCTTTCTTGGGGATAGTGTATTTCCCACCTTTCTTTTTGTTCCACGCTTTTAATGCTTGTATCCAATTCATCTATATATTCATCTAATATAATTATTTACGTCCCATCATTTTTAATAAATCTTCTCCAGTAGCGCCTTTTGGTTTTTTTCCCTTTTTCCTTTTCACGCCACTCATATAATCCTTAATACTCTCTTTTTGTTTTGGTGGTAGTTTATCCACGCTCTTTACTACCTTAAGTTTCTTTGCTCCTCGAGTGCGGGATGCTATTGGTCTGTCCGCTTTCTTAAGTCTTCCACCAGCGGACACTTCTAGATTATGATCTTTTACCAATTTCATTAATTGGGGTTTATTCTTTCCACTATATGCTGGGCAATTCTCTTTCTTATTCATTCGTAGCGCCTGAACTAAATCTTTTACTCTAATCATATAATCTAATCTAATATTTTTAATTTTCTTTGTTGCTTATAACATCCCCAACAATAGTAATTATAATCATTTATATCATCCTCCTCTAAATTCCATTCTTCCGTTTCGTCGCACCAATATAACTGATATTCATATCTCCAATATATACCAGTCTTACATATTGGATAGTTCGCACACATTACAGGTGTATAATTAAAATCTCTTAATTCCTCCCATAAGTCTATACCACCATCTTCGTCGTAAGTAATCATAGAGGTATGAAAATAATTCTCCATCGCTACTATAACGGCAAGTTTAGCGGTCTGTTGTTTAATTCTCCATCTATTAATCATTATACTAACTCTATCTCTCTCTATACCTTCAATAATACAATGTAATAAAGCGGACATACCTATATATAGGTTAGATATAATAATAAAATGAATAACTTAGATATTGAAAATGTATAATATCGGTTTTAAAGTTTTAAAGTTTCATCAACAAAAATAGTTCTCACAGAAAAAATTTTATATCAATTGAAAAAAAAAATTCTCGATTATCTCTTTTTTCTCTTAAAACTTTAAAACTTTAAAACGCCCAATACCAAATAAATATTATACCTATTATACTAAAAACCTCTCATTCTCATTTTTGTTCTAAAGTCCATACCTTCATAAGCGTCTTTTGGTGTAGTATCTTTTGGTTTAGTATTCTTTGTTTTTTTAATCTGTCTTCTTGGTCTTTCCACTTCTTCCTCATCAGTTCCTTCGTCTTCCTCAGTATAATCCTCGTCCTCAGGGTCATCATCCTCGCTTTCACTAACATATACAACTTTTGTTTTACGTTTTTTCTTAGGTTTTTCTATCTTTTTATTTTTCTTTTTTACAACTACTTTAGGCGGTGGTGATGGTTCATCTTCCTCCTCATCTTCCTCGCTATCCTGTTCTAATTGATCCTCAACGTTTGGTTCTTCCTCTTCCTCTTTCTTTAATAATTTCTCAACTGCCTCATCTTTTGCTTTACGTATTCGTTCCTTTTCATTATTTTTTGCTTCCTTAATAGTCTTACACATTGCTTTCCGTTTTGCTAGACATTTCTCCCACGCTTCAATTTGCTTCGCAGTTCTAGGTCGTTTTGCTTTCTCAATAGGTTTAGGTTGTTCTTGTTCTACAACTCCATTATCCTCTGTTGTATCGTCTCCAGTATCCTCAACTATCTTATCTATATTTTCCATTATAATATATACTAATATATTAAATATTACTATATAATACAACTTAGTAGATAACATCTGTTTTGGACAATTTAAAACGTAAGTGTGATATTTTTGTAAGTGAATTTAAGAGGGATATCTTTTTTCTTTTCCAGTTTAACTAGACCTTTTCTGCCCTTATATGGGCAAGGGACTTTTCTGTAAGTTTTCATATATTCTCGCATATATTCTTTAACATACTCTCTATTTTTTTCTCGCCATTTTAACTGCGATAATTTACATTTTGCTTTGTTTCTTTGGAAGTATTCTTTCATATATTCCCTCCTATGTGATGGTATTGCTAAGTAATTATCATTCATATATAATATGCCTATTTAAATTTTACGTTATATTTTCCGTTAGTCTTTTTATAATTCTTTTTCTCTAGTGCTTTCATAGACTTTTTAATGCTTTTAATATCATTATTGATTTTTTGATATTCGCTCTTTAACATAGGTTTCCCAACTAAACCTCTACAAAATGCGTATAATGATAATTTAGGTAGTTTATCGTATGGTGGGACATCTTGATACATATCATATAAACCCCAATAGTCTTTTGTATCTATTAATAATTGTTCTATCAATTTAACCTTTGTTTCAGCGACATTAAACCTTAATTGTGTATATAAATCACTAACATCTATACTTCTAATATCTCCTTCTTCCTGTTGGGGATTTATTCCTAAGTCTTGGACTTGTGTAGTTGGTATTCTATCTAATAATGAATTCCCTAGTCTTAAATCATCATTCATTTCTACTGGTATAACTTTACCTAATGCTTCGTGAAAATCTCTTGTAAGTAGATTATTCATTTTATATTAATTTAGATTTTTATTCTTGTGCCAGTCCGCTTTCCATTCTGCTTTATCATCTAATTTAAAACCCTCTCTATGAACATTAAAAAATACTAAAGTATATCTATCGCCTTTAAACGGCATAGTTTCGTGTGGGTATTTACTACCATCAAACTTTAACCAACCTTTAGTTTTAAAGCGTTTAGGGTTTTTACCATTTTCATCATATACTAATATATCACCATCAGTATAAGGACCCATACCTAACATATAACTTTCACCAATATTGTTCCTATCTTTATGTTTTGCTGTTCTATTGTTTTTATTAAATTGTATAGTGGTGAATTTAAAATTAGGGTCGTGTAGTTTCATTAACTTACTTGCTAATAACCAAATATTTCTATACTTAGGTTGATTAGTTTTATATGATGGTCTAAACCTTCTTGGGTCTGCTTTAAGGGCATCTCCCCAACTAAATACTTTACCTAATACAAAACCCTCTTTTACATTACCACCTCTAACTACATTTTTTCTATCGTAGTTCAATGGAAAATCGACTTTAGATAGTTCATCTAATAACATATCCTTTACCTTTCTTTCTTCACCCATATATATTAAGGGCGATTTATTATTCTTGGAGATACAGGTTGGGCATTATTAGTTTCCTCTTGTTCTTTTTCTTCTATTACTTGTCTTTCGCAATTGATACACGGGGTATTAATCTTTGTGCACCTACTATGAAAACACGTAGATAATAGTGTTGTAAGTGCTCCAGCGCTAACAGATATAATCGCTACAACTTCTGCTCCAGTCATAACCATTCTTAATTAATACTAACAATTTATTTTGAATTAATATCTAATATAATAGTATAAAATGAGCACCCCAGATCAAGTCCAATTTTCAAGCAACCCCGTAGAGGGAACACAAGCAGAGAGCGAACTCGTTATCTTTAGGAGTGAGTTATCGTCTTACAATCCATCATCTAATAAATTCGTGCGCATCAATCTACCTGTCGCGGACAAAGCGTGGATAGATTGGAGTGATAGTTGTTTATCTTTAAAATTTACCAATAGATCTTTTGATAGTGCCTCCGCATCTACAAGTGAGAGTGCCGTGAAAACTGAATTACAAAATCTTATTAAGTCCATTACAGTATTAAACTCCCAAGGGGAACAAATTGAATACATTAATAACTATAACCTCATAGGTAATATCTTAAATGATTATACTATGAGCACCACACATAAAGCATCAGTTGAAGCAATCTTAGCGGGTGGTTCTGCCGATGGTAATCCAGCATCTGCCCCCGAAGTTGCGGGTGCGAACGCCACTAGTGAGGCGGATGGTTCATCTCTAACTTTAACAGATAAACTAGTATGTGGTTTCTGTTCAGGACAATACCTCCTACCTCTTGGATACTTGGTTGGACAAGCACCAGCAATCGTCTTGGAATTAGAGGATGCCGCAACAGCACTTAAAGTGAATACCGCAGCGAACAATACTTGCGCCTACGCCGTAAGTGATGTCCAATTAAGGTGTAAGCAAATCAAATTCAATAGCGCCTTTAATGAGAGTTTCGAGCGCACACTTGCCGAGGCAGGTTCAGTTGGTATCAACTACATAACTGAGAGTTTCTTACACTCCCAAAATTCTATCCCCGCCTCTACCACTGGGCAATACAACGTCCCATTTTCTGTTAATCCACGCTCCGCCAAATATATTCTAGCGTGTGGTCGTCTAGAGACTGATGTAGCAAAGAAGGATGCCTATTCATTAGGTAATCGTTCATCTATGGATATTACTGATTATTCGTGGGAGATTGCGGGAAAAATGTATCCAACCCAACCTATTAAACTAACATCAACTAACTACTCGCAAGCGTATGCGAATATTTTAGATTGTTTTGGACAAATTGGTGCGATGAACCATTCTAACCTTATTACTACGTCTGGAACAGCAACAACTTTCTATAACGCAACTCAAGCAACCGCCCAAAAATGGATAGCAGGTTTGGTCTTGGAGGACTTTAATAGTGCGACTAACCCGTCTATATACTCAGGCGCAAACCTTAGCACTGTAGGGCAGATGACTTGGAGACCTACTATCGGTTCAACTGGAACATCTGCCGCATACCGCATAGATTTCATAACCAGTATCGATATGTCCATCCACTTTACCATAGATGGTCGTTGTTATTCGGTTAAATAATAATTTAAGTCTAATTGTATTAAACCATTTTAAATAATATATAATTAATAATTTATCCAATTACTAAATATATATTATCAATCACAGGGTTCGTGCGCTACAATTCGCATATTCAAAGTCCAAAAATTATTCGCTGAACTAAAATCTATCCCAGTATTATCAATATTAGTAAGTCTAATATTCATTACCTCAGGGAGGGACGTTATATTATATGGAGTGGTTGATGCTTGGTATAAAATTGATAGATCATCTGTTCTACCGCTAGTTTGACTAGATGGAAACATAGTGGCGATAGTATTATTATTAGCGCCAGTTTGGGAGTTATAGGAGTTATATTCACCCATATTCATTTTAACTAATACACTTGTAATTGATAGTCCCTTTAAACAAACATTAAAATCATCAACATACAAAGTATAACCTGTATATGTATTCTTTTTTGCTGGTAATCTAATATTAAATGTATATGTCCCATTTGCTTCATCTTCAGTAGTATTATCCTCACTACATAGGTATATTCTAAATGTATCACTCTTCATTATATTATTACTATATATTTTTATTCAATAGTATATTTATATTTAAGAGCGTCTATTGATAATTGTATGCCTCGTATTTTAGTTTGTTTCTCTTTACCGCTAATTTGGCGTTTTTCTTTATCCTCAATTATCTTTTCTTTTCTTGCCTCCAATACCTGTATATGTTCTTTTGCTTCCTGTATTTCCAATTGCGTATAGTAATACCAGTTATACCAAGTATCTTCCATCTATATATATATAATTATATTAAAAATAATTATATCTCATAAATACTATCGGGGTCTATTAATTTACCTACATAATTAAATGTATCATCATATTTCCCCTTACCTTTTATTACTTTACCAGTTAGAGGTTTCCCTCCCTTATACGCCATTTTTCCTTGACCAGGCAAATCAACAAACTTAACTGGGTCTCCTTCTGTCCAATCTTTCTTAGGAGTTTTTTTAAACATTTGTTTTACTTTGCTAATTCCACCTTTAACTCCTTTAACTACTTTCTCACCAGCGGATTTTAGACCCTTTACTATTTTTCCACCTATACCTCTTGCTCCTCTAACTACACCTTTTATTATCGCACTAAATAATCCCATTATAATATTATACTAATATATTAATCTAATTATATTGTTTCACCCATAAACCCACTTGCCTGTCTAATCATTACAGGGTCGTTCAATGCCCTACCTTTATCTACTACAGGTCTAAATCTCCCTACTTTAATTGGTTGTTCAAACGGCACTTTTGGTTGCCCAGTTCCAGTTCTTGGTGGTTTCATTTTAAATGCTCCTCTATCTCTTAACGTTTGCGATAGTTTTGGTTCTGCTGGAGGTTTCTTACCACTAAACATCTGTTTAACTTTAGTAATACCACTCTTAACTCCTTTAACTACTTTCTCACCAGCGGACTTTAGTCCCTTTGCTATTTTTCCACCTATGCCTCTTGCTCCTCTAACTACTCCTTTTATTATCGCGCTAAATAATCCCATTATACTAATTTATTGATATTAATTTTCAAAATAATATTTCTCTTTCTTTTCATACATTTATTACAAGTATGTTTAATACCTTTCATTCTTTGGTGTGGATTGTTATAGACCGATTTATACTTAATCGGTTTCACTATGTCCCTAAAATTATTTTCCATTATATTATACTAATCTATTTTATTATAAATTGTTTCGGCAGTCTGTTTGGTGTGTCCCATCTCATTAGCGAGTTCTTTTTTATCCTTTGTTGATAGTTGTTTATCTCCATTATATTTATGACTAATATATATACTCCTTAATAGGGAGGTTGATATTTTCTTATTAAAGTGTTTATCAAAAATTTTGTTTAAATACTTACTAATACCATTTGCTTTCATTGGCGTATTATTAGTTATATTAATTAATAGATAACCAGTCCCATTTATCTTTGCCCACTTATTTATCAATTTGCGCAACTCCATATCTTTCACTGGAACGTCCTTCTCGCCTTGGAACTTCGCAGTCTTATACTCATTTAATCTAAATAGTGGTGCGCCTTTCTTTTTAATTACAAAGTAGTTTTTATCTTTATCTACATCCTCACCCTCATTAACTATTTTCATCTCCGCAAAATCATTACGCAAAACTGGAAATGCCTTACCACTATACAAATATAATACTAAATATTGTTGTATTAAATCCTTTTCTTTATTAGTTAGTTGTTCTTTCTCTAATAGTGGTTTTGTATCCTTTTTCATCTTTCTTAATAGTTTAAGTATATCATTGTATTCTACCCAGTTCTCTTTCTGTTTATCTGTCTTTTCATTATCATCATATTTATCATTAATATCATCTTGTAATGATTTTATTTTATCCTGATATTTTTTAATTAAACCTTCATACTTGGTCTTATTAGACATTAGTAATACAACTATCGCAACTAAATAATTCTTCATAGTTGATTTTAAATTACCACCTAATGCTAAAAAAATGCGATCAGTATCCTTTAAAAAATCTAAACTCTCTATGTTATCATTTCCAAATAATCCCCTATGTAATTTCTTAATATTCAATACATACGCATTCAAAGTTATTGGACTAATATTCGGTCTTTCTGTCTTAATAATCTCTCTAATGTCTATCATACTTCTATATATTATTAAATAGATATTTATTTAGTTTTAAACGTATTAATCCCTGCGGTAGAAATCTCCCCACTATTGATCGATCATAATAAAACTGGCGATTATCTAGACTATAAAACACCCTATACCAACTATCAGTAATCGCTCTTTGGTCTATAATTCTACTCGCCTCATTTAAATTAAATGATACGCGACTTTGTTGGATGCGCATTCTATCACCTATATATCCAATTTCTTTCATCATCATTCTATGATTAGTATGATTATTACAAAGGTGGTCAATAATATTACCTTTAATATCATTCGGTAAGTTCTTAAATATATCACTCATTTTATTTATTATAACTTTAATCAAAATGAAATTTCAATTTTATTTTAAATATTTATGAATGGGGAAGAGGTAGGGGAAGAGGGGGGAAGGTCTAACAATTCGATATTTTTTTAAGTTGAGGGATTGAGAGTAGGCGGGATAAACATCAGGTAGGGTTAAAATGCGCCACACCTTCGCACGAATAACATTAATATAAACGTTCTCACCATCAACGGCATCGATATAACGAAACGCCACGTTCATCACGTGTTTAAATTCATCAATCATCAATTGATGATTTTCACGATTTTCACAAAGGTGGTCGATAACCACCCCTTTAATATCATTCGACAAATTCTTAAACTTATCACTCATTTTCTCTGTTGATAACTTTAATCAAAATGAATATTCAATTTTTTTATGAAAAATAGTATAAATTAAATTAAATTATTGGTTTTAAAGTTTTAAAGTTTTATAAGTCAAATTAAATCTCACAGATTTTTTTTTCATTTCTCACCAAATAATTTATTTTAATTTATTCATTTTATCGATAAAATTTTAAAACTTTAAAACTATTGAAATAGTATCTTTTTCCCTTTCATTACTCCTAGTTTTTCTTGGGTCTTAAAATCATATACTTCGTAGGTATCGGGGTCTAATAAATATGTTTTGCCCTTATATGGTATTTCAACTACCGCAATTTCTTCCTCATCATCATCGGGTCCCGTGTATTGGTCATAACTCATAAATTGTTCTTCCTCATCATCATCAATCTCATATCTTAAACCAATGTATTCTTGTGTATCCCTATCGAATACTTGTTCTCTATCATCTAATAAATATGTTTTACCCCTCCATACCCATTCTCTTACTTCAACCTCCTCGCCATCTTCAAAATCATCATATTCCATTGCTTCATTATTAATATTATATTTTTGGCGTTTTGGTTCGTCGTCATCGTCTAAATTTTCTACCCTCTCCTTTTCCTTCTCCGCATCATATTCTATACTATCAACAGCGTCGCTAAATGTATCAAAGTTGTCCGCTTGTCCCAAAATCTCCCATTGGACTTCTCTAAACGTCATAGGTGTTCCTTTCATTTTTTCAAATCCTAGTATCTCACTTTCCTTATCCGCTACCCTATCCATCGCCCTTGCTAATATTACTTGTAATAATTCTTCACCTATAGGCAAATTATCATCCCACGCCTCAATCATATATTCAACTATATCATCCTCATCTTTATCTCCTCCACTAGCGAATTCTGCTATATCTTCTTTCCATTTTTTAATATTACCCATCAATGATTTTTTAGTAATCCCTGCCTCTTTAAAGTCTGGGTCATTATAATCTATATAACTTTCTAAATCAGGGTCATCATCTATTAAATCATTTTCTATCCCAAATAAATCAATTATTTCATCTAAATCCCATTCGTTTAGTTCTCCAACTCTCATTGCTAATTTACTAATATCCGCCAATAGTTCGCTAACTTTCAATTCAGGGTTTTCCAATTCCATTATATATTAACTATGTTTTTTTTTTCTTTTTCTTTAATTGTAGTTTCATAGGTGCTTTCTTTTTTTCAACTACTTCTACCTTTGGTTTTCTTGCTCTTTTACTAATATTCTTTAATACATCCGCTTTTATACCCTTTGTGTCGGGGACTGCCTCCGCCACCTCTTTACGTTTTGTTTGAACTGGTTTGGTTTTATCTATTAATCCTGTATATCTAACTCCCTCTCGAGTTCTATCGCCCTTAGGTTTCCACGTAGATTTTTTTCTATCTACATCCCACGTTCTTCCCACACCTTTTCCAGTTGCTCTGCGTCTCTTTCCACTTGGTTCAACATTCAAATCAAATTTATTAACTAATTCCCCTAATTGTGTCTTGTTCAATCCACTTAATACGGGGCAATGTTGGTATTTATATCCTCGTATCGCATCATACATATCATTCTTAGTTATTATATCCGCCATTATACTATATGTATATATATTATTCTAATTCATCTAATAAATCTTGAGTAGATTGTCTTGGTAATTCGCTTTGTTGGGACATTGTATATGCGGTATCTTGCGAAGGCATACCTCTTGGAGTTGGAAATTCACCCCCCATACTCATACCACTCCCCGCCCTTTCTAATGGTCCCATTGCTTCTCCTACGCCAACACTACCTTCACTACGCACTCTTTCTAAACCAACTTGTGTTTGTGTTGATGCTTCTACACCACCGCCTCTAACTGCGTCTTGATAATTTACCTGTCGGGCATATTCCATTCTAGCGTCTTGTTCTCTACCTCTTTCTCTTAGTCTTCTATTAGCGACTGCTAATGTATCTCTAGCGCCCCTTAATGCTTCTCCCATTCCTTCCATTGCTTCCATTGCTCTAGGTAGATCAGGTTGTAGATTTCTTAATACACCCTCTCTAACATCTCTTAATACCCCCATTGCTTGTGGGTCTTGTCTTAATCTACCACCTCTTAATCGTCCAAACATAGGTGCTAACGCCATCACACCCATACCCATCATAGTTGCTGTTTCCTTAGAGGGCATTGATGCTCTTAAATATTCTGTCCAACTTTGTCTATCAGGTTGTTCTGCTCGAGGGTCATCACTAACATCTCTTGCTCTCGCATCACTAAATCTACCTAATCCCATTCCTCTCCGTTCTCCCTCAACTGGTATTCCTACTGGTATTTCCATTTCAGGTGCTGTTGGTGTAGTATCGGGTTTAGATGTAGGTTTATCATCTTTATCATCTTTATCATCTTTATCATCATCATCACCTTTACCACCGCCACCACCGCCACCACCACCTCCACCCTTATCATCATCATCACCACCACCCTTATCATCTTTAGTATCGAGTTTGTTTTCAGTTGCTGGTTTATGCTTATTAATAAATCTCATTAAATATTCGTATGCCGATTTACCAACACCATACATAGCGACTATTTCACTAACTAATAACAAAGTATTATCACTAACTGCCTCAGCGAGTTTTTTTGCTTTATTCCAAATATTAACTATATCTTGTCTAGTAAGTGTATCATTTTTATATTTATCTTTAACACTTTCCCAATTAGATTTTACTTCCCGCCATAATTTAAGAGGGTCTCCAACTTTACTAGTATCACCTGCTATTCTATCTGCGATAGTTCCTTTTGTTGCGGGTGTTTGTGTTATAATTGGTGTTGCTGGTTTTGCTGGTGCTGGAGGCGCTCCAACCCCTTTCTTTAACATAGCGATAAGTTTTGCTATATCTCCTTTAGTAGATGCTTTTGAACTCTTTTTCTCTATTGTTGCTTTTATTTTTTTAAATTTCCCAGTTCCTTTGGTTTCTTTCTTTCGTTTCTTTAAATACTTTCCCATCAATTCCTTCAATTGTTTCTTTAATAACTGAATTTCTTTATCCTGTTCAACATCTTTACGTTTCACCATTATATTATTAAATATAGATTTTAATAATTATTTCACTTTTCTAAGTCCTTTAATACCTCTTTTCAATGCCTTCGCACCTCTTCCAACTGCTTTACCACCCGCACCTATCGCACCAGCGGGTAATAACCCTAAACCCGCAAACGCTGTATCCATAATAGTATCGGCATCACCAGACTTAAGTTTTTTTTGTAGTTTCTTATCACCCGCCATTTGCGAAAAATACCCCGCTCCACTAATAGGGGCAGTAATTATACCAGTCGCTAAACTAATTGGACTAAATCCACCAAAATCACCCATTTTCTTTCTTAATGGATCCCACTTTTCAACTGCTTTCTGTGGCGCTTGTAATGCCTTTCCCGCCAAAACTAAACCTTGTTTCCACGCTTCGGGATTGCCTAATCCTTCTACTTCACTTTTCAATACCTTTGCGCCTTTCTTAACACCCTTAACCACTTTCTTTCCAAGTCGCTTAATTCCCTTAACTGCTTTTTTTGCTGTTTTACTAAAAAAACTTCCTATATCATCGAATAATCCCATAGTATATATATATCAATATATATTTTATAGTATTATTATCTCTGTTTATAATAAATGATGAATGGTTGGTTTCGATAACTTTCTAACTATTGTTGGTTCTAAATATTCTTTCTTTCTATGTCTATATCTATCACCCAAATCATAATATAATACTGCGCCACTTTCTCTCAAAGTATCTAATATCTCAAATCGTCTCACCCAACCATCACCAACCCCTATAGTCCAAGGGATCGGTTTTAATTCGTAATTTCGTATATAATATATATTCGGGTTTTGGTGTATTAACCACTCTTTAATATCAAAGTCTTTTTCAACATCCTCATCAGTCCATAACTTTAACCAACTAACCCATTCTTTCCCACAGGCGTATAATAGTATATGATTTACTATAGTGCTATAACAATCTACTTCATATACACACTTTTTCTGTAATGGTAGTAATTCACCAACTTCCTCAGTTTCATTTTCAGGTATCGCGACAGCGTCAAATCTTATCATATATATATATAACGTCTTATCTTTAAGTTTAAGTTGTTTTGGACAAACTAAACAAATCTAAGTATGATAAAAAATCCGCATTAATACCAGTTATGATAGTATTTAAGTATAAAAATATATTTTTATACCTTTAATTAGGCATATTTAGATTGATATGCTTAAATTCTATCATACTTGGATTTACTTTTTCTTATCAATTATCGCAGCGGTGGTTGCTCCCGCTACTACTCCACCGCCTAGACCCATAGCGCCCTTACCTAATATCTGTGTTGTTTGGTCTATCGCCATATTCTCTCCTCCCGCCTGTGCTACTCCTCTAAACCACTTACCTAAATCACCTGCTATTCTCATTCCTGCCTCTTTATAGGTTTCACCCGCCCTTACATTTTTCATTATGGTCTGTAATGATTTCTTTGCTCGTGTTGCTGTTCCTAGTTTTTGTATTGCTTTTAACATCCTCTCGGCACTATCTTTAGTAAGTGCTTGTTGCCCAGCGTCTAATCTAACCTTATTAACCCTTTCCACCATTCTAGTAATCTTCTCTGCTCTTGGTAATTTCGCCCACCCATCAGGATTGATTTTATACATCACCCTCGCCCTTTCAATCCCTTTTGGTAATGATTTTACTTGTGCTACTCCACTCTTTACTCCACGCACCACTTTAGTTGCTCCACGCTTAACACCTTTTACTATTTGCTTACCAACTCCTTTAATTCCCTTCGCAACTTGTTTAACACCTTCTTTAATTATACCTCCTCTAATTGCCGAACCTAATAATCCTGTTAGTATGCTACTCATTATATATATTTAACTATATATTTAATCTAACTAAATCTCCTTTTGTATTGAAAATTAGGTGCTACAATCAATTCCCCATTTTGTTTGGATCTATCTACATTAGTTCTCATCTGTGTTATATAATTCACTTGCCCAATATTGGTTAGACCTTTAGATTGTTCTTTTTCTCTCATTACTCCTTTTGCCATTATAATATATATAATATATTTTTATCTTTGCTAATTATATGAAAAACAAAAATAAATTATATAAATCAAAACCAATTGAAAAAAAACACCCTTCACCAAAACGCCCTATAAATCCTGTGTGTCCTCCTAAAGAAAATTTAGATGGAACTAATCGTTTTGGGCATTCTGTCTCTCGTAAGGTGGTATAAATTTGCTAATAATGGGTTTGTATTTTTTCGGGGTTTTCTCGGTTTAAAGTAATTCTGTATCATATCACTTGTATAAACGCCTTTCATTCCCAATCGCCCGTTTAGATATTCAACTAATGATTGCGTAGTTCCAAAAACACGTTTCTCCTCATCGGGCGCAGGTTGGACTAAATATCTATAACACAACATAATTACTATTATACATATATTTATCTTTAAATGGTTTTAGACAACTTAATCATCATTATCAATATATTCGTCATATTGATCTAAACCATCTAAATCAATTTGGTTCGGGTCGAAGTATTGAAATTCTAATCTCATCAACCTCTCTAGCATCTCCATTGGGTTCGGGACTATCCAAGTCATACAACTCGAACCATTTTCTTTAATCGCTTTACACTCTAAATATTTCTTTGGTATTTTTTCCATATTATCTTTAATTACGCCTTTCTTAATTGTATAATTTCTCTCTAATACGTGTTTAGATAATGTAATACACTTATTATTAAAGGTAGATGTTTTCATAGACCATTCACCAGTATTACACTGCGTATAAATATGGTCTGTTAGATATTTATATAATATTAAGTAAGGTTCGCTAATATTCTTAGTCGCTAATTTTCTGTAAGCGTCAGTAATAACCCTATCATTTTGAAAATCATAATCATCTACGTCTTGTTGTAATAACCACGTATATAATATATCCATCTGTTCATCATCATCTAAATATTTATAAAACGCCTTCCAATATGGTTCTACCTTTGCTAAGTCTTCATTCGTTATTAAGAGGCAATAACGTCTATCAGTTGGCGATATAATAATTGGACAATTATTATTACTATTAATAATCATATTATTTAAATCTTTCATAGTTTGATTTTTCATAAACTTTTCCTTTACGTTTAAGTCTTTAGTGGTTGCTTTCTGTTTCAATCCCTCAATATTTCTAATACCATCCTCGCTCTTTACTTCATTCATAACAACCACTAATTTATCTACAAGGTGGTCATTCCAACTGCCTTTGGTAATAATATCACCCATACCTTCACACTCATATACAAAATCTTTACTCATCATTCGTATAAATATTTCTTTAATTGTATCTTTCCCAGTTCCCTCATAACCTCTTAAAACCAAAATACCCTCAATTTTCTTATGGGGTTTCTTCACTATGTGGGCGATATGCGTAATCATCATTTTAACCACGTTCTCACCCATCTCACCACCTTCCCAACCAAAACACTTATGTAAGTGGTCTATAAAGGGTTTCACTTCCTCATCATCAATATCTCTACCCAAGTTATTACGCCCAAACCCTCTAAACGTATTGAATTCTTTATGATGGATTGTATTGTATTTATCTAATGAATAGGGATGAAAACACATCCTATTATAATCTGTTCGGTTGCTATCTTTCAACCACTTATCTAGAAAATCAATATCATCTCCATCTTTATCTTTCTCGCGCCAATTCTTATATTTTAATCTAACGCCTTTCTCAGTCATACTTTTCCAACTACCATCAATTTCATCTCTAACTTTAAAATTCTCGGCAAAGGTAATTAAACAGACCTCATCTTCAAATTTTGCTTTCTTTTCTTTATAGGTCATAACTGAATTGGGGTCAAAATCATCAGGCAATTCATAACAGGTTTCCAATGGTTTATTGCTCCATTTAACCCCATATTCGGCAGTCAATTCATTCAAACTCTCAATTGGTATATCAATAGTTGAATAAAACCCATCGAATAATAAAGTATTAATGGCGCCCATTGGAAAACGCCCAATAACTGAATTTAAAATAACACACTCCCAATAACTGAGTATATTCGCCATTTTGCTACCCTTAGGATTATTCTCGTTATCTTTTAAATCAGGGTGTATATATTCTTTATTAGCGTGTATTATAATATCTCTGTTATTAATATATTCTTGTATCATCGCATCAATATCGGGATTATTACAGGGTTTAGGTTTATCGCAAAATAGCGCATAATTCATAAAATCTTTTGCCTTTGCTCTACCCATTGTATTAAATATACTATCTCTATTATCGCAATAATATTGTAATCTAGGACAATACAAACCAATTTTCTTTGTTAGATATAATAATATGGTGGGTTGGGCATTCACCATATCATAATCTTTAATACTTTCGTGTTGTATAAAATTGCGTAGATTTCTCTCGAGTGTTTGTATCCCACCATCACAATATAATCGATTACCGCTTCTAAGTGTGTATTGGCGTTCGGGTTCGTCTTCACCATCTTCCAATAGGTTAGATAGTAAGTTTCTATATTGTTTGAGATATTGTTTTGTTTCTTTAACTGAATACTTCTTAGTAAAGTTGCTTTTCCACTCGTTATCACTTAAGGATAAGAGGTATCGTATATGTGGGAGATTAAGTTTATCCCAATGAGTTCTAACTAAATCTCTCATATTATTAGAGTTAGATAATAAATTTGGCGGTTCATCGTCTAATTCTAGGGGTGTAATATTTGGAACTATCGTGTTGGTTAGACCAGTTTGCTCTACTATTACAAGTTTTTTTCGCTTCATTTCATATATATATATATATTATTATCTTTAAATCATTTTGTTTGGGACAATTTAAATGAATTAAAAATAATACTATTTAAAGAGGATTACAATCCAACTAACAATCTAACTAACTATTCAATATATCGAGGATTTCAATCCAACTAATTATCCAAAGTGGGCATAATATGCGTTCGTCCCTTTCTTTAACCAACCCCATCGACCTAAACAATACTTAATATGTCTTTCTTTATGATGATTTTGATAATATGCCCACGCATTAATAAAACACCCCAAATATGATGGGTTTTCTTCCACGTGTTCGTATAATCCCTCAATAATCTCTTGGTCGGTGGCGTTTGGATAGTTTTTATCTACTTGCCCCGATTTCCTAAGAAATTCTACATTTTCGATAACCCAACCATTAATCATTTTAGTATGGACTATATTAAATGCGCGATCATATTCGCTTCCAACCAAATTTTGATAAATGGGGTCTCCCTTACAATTAGTTCGTTCCTTAATTGCGTCGTATTCCGCAAAGTATGGATCGAACACCACGTTCCCAAAACCATCCTCCACCCACGCGTGTAGGTCTAACGTGGATATTTCATCGCTGATGGTTTCGGGCACTCCACTCCTACGCAATTTCTTAATCTTTTTTTTATCCCCCATCATTCGGGCGACTTTGTATAGTGGGTTTTCCTGTTCCTCATACCTAACACCAACATCGCTGGTGAGGGTTTCATAAGTGGGTAGCGGTTGTTTATTAAAACACATAGTTTGACTTTGTCGGTTTTAAAGTTTTAAAGAGTTTTCAATTTTTTTAATATAATTCAAAATAAATTATAATGAATGAAAAAAAAAATCCCCTGAGATTTAATTTGACTTATAAAACTTTAAAACTTTAAAACCCAATTTAAATTATTTCTTAACCAAATGGGACTTGTCTATTTTGTTAGACTTTGACCCTTTAGATACTGAGGCATATACTCTCGCCTTTCCCCATTGTTCATCGCTCTTAATATGCTTTCTAACTGATTGGGGATTGCTATAATACGCCCCTCTTCCTTTTGAGTAGATTGTCTTTATACCTGATAATTTATATCCAGTTAGATCACTAATTTCCTTTAATGAGTGTCCCTTATCTTTACTAAATCCATATTTCTTATTAAATTTCTCTTTGTAAGTCGCCATTACTTATATTAAATATTATTTCTTACCCTTCACCTTTGTTTTTCCATTCATCGATTTTGTTCCTTTAGGCATTATCATCCCATTTTTCTTTATTCCTTTTATTAATGGTCTTATAGGTTTAAATTTATAGTTTTCCTCAAAACCTTTTTGAACTATATTATTAATCGCCTCATCTCCTCTAGATTGTCTTGAACCCATTATTATATTATACACTAATATTTAATTTTAACGTTATGGTATTTTTCATATTTCTTAATTGCTTTTGCTAATGTTGGTTCAGTCCATAATAATTTTCTACTATGATATATTCCACTATGTGGATTGCCCCAATTCTTATCGTCTTTATGTCTTGCGATCCACGCTTCCTTTTTCTTATCGTCTTGATGGTCTATATATGTTTTACCTACATCACTACCAAAATGGTGCTTATGTCCATATCTAGGCATAGTTATTAAAAACCTTTTACCCTTTCTACCAGATTTCTTTAATTCATATACTTCCTTCGCCATTATTATACTAAATTATTATTTTCCAAAATAATTTTAATACTCTCTAATTCATCCTCTAAAGTATCAATCTTACTTTGTTGTGCTTCTACTAATTTAATTAGTTCTCCAACTGCTCCATAAGTAATAGTTCCTATTTCGGGTTTCCTAATATTTATACAATCATCTACTTTTAATAATAACTCACCATCATCATTATAATATTCTCTTGGTTTAGGTTCTATGGTTGATATATAATTACACTCTGTATCATTCTTCCAATCATCGGCAATCCAACCAAATACCTTATCACTAGTATAATCTTCAGTGCTATTAATCAATTCTTGTTTATAATTATATTGTTTAGCGGGTATTCTCTTTATGATATCAATACATTTTTGTCCTACTCCTTCTGTTGTAATATTAGTTTTTATTCTACTATCACTTTGTGTCCAAGTGGTTCTACTAAATAAACTACCACTATTAGTCATATACATTTGGAGTGTGCTTCCAAAAAACCATCCGCAATAAGAGTGGGTTGTGCTTACATCCTCTACAAAAATTATCCAACTACCATTAGTCGCAACAGGAGGGGTCAGTGTTAGCATTTGATACTCGCCCGATGTTGAACCCCATCCTGTCGCAGCGCTAGTTCCACTTCCTCCTTGAAGTCGTATAGTTGTTGCTGAAGTCGTCGTATAACTACTTCGTCCTTTTGTTGGTGTATGTGTTATTAATACTTCATTATCTTTAAAGGTAGTTAATGGTTGAGTGAATTGAACAAAGGTGGTATCATTTGCTTTTGATATTGTTAGTGTATCACTAGTAGATAATATATTACCGATTTGTGGGTCTGTTAATATTTTATTTGTTAGGGTCTGTGGATGCTTATCAAAAACAAAATCGTTCGTTTGTGTGAGTTGTGGTAGATTACATATTCTATCGTCTGCTAAATCAAACGGGGCAGTGATTTGATACTCGTGTGTTGCCCCATTATCATTTATTATTGGAGTAGTTAAAAATGGAGATACTAATGCTTTATTTGTTAATGATTGCGTTGCTTTCGTCATTACAAACTCCTCTGTATTATCTGCTACTGCTGGTATAGTAACGTCTTTATCTGCTGATAGACCACCACCCAATATCCTAAATGAATGCGAAAAATCCGCATCTAAAATTTCAGGTCTTTTTAATGTAGGGTCATTAATAATCGCATTCTCCATCGTGGTATTAGTTATTGTTTGTCTAACTGATGCTTCACCAACTACTAATCTAACATTAGCGTCTAGTGGTGGTATTGTTATTGTTTGATTATTCGCACTCTCTTCCGCAGTTATAGTAATAGTGGTTGTGCTTCCTCCCGCAGCGTCATTCATAACTATACTATCAAACACGGGCGATGTATATACGCAACTTGAAAATGTTTTATTACTTATTGCTTGTGTTAAAGTAGTGGTCACCAATGTATCTGTTTCAGTAATTACAGGTAAATTTAATGTTCTATCAGCGCTAATAGCGCCTGCCGATATGGTATATTTATTTGAGGCACCTAACCCAGTGCCTTTTATTCGTAATTCATCAAACAAACAACTATTTAAAGTATTACTATTATCTAGAGTTTTGCTTTTTAATGTTTGGGCAAATTCCGCAACTACTAAAGTATCTGTTGTTGTAATTGCTGGTAAATTTAATGTTCTATTATCTGCTAATGATGCCCCTGTAAGAGTATATTTATATGAACCACCTGTAATCTTAGGTGTTGTTAATGTAGCGCTTGTTATTGTATTAGTGCTATCTAGCGTTTTGTTCGTTAATGTTTGAGTAAAGTCCGCACACACCATTATATCATCTGCTCCTAATGCTGGTAAAGTAATTGTTCTATCAGCGCTAATTGAACCTCCCGCTATTGTGTATGTTTCACTCCCACTACTTTCACTAATCTTAGGTAATGTTAATGTCTTGT